CAAGGAAATAAAAAGCGCATTAGTTGCTGGCGGCTTACTTGTTGAAAGTACAGCAAAGAAATCAATACAAGAAATCGGTATGGGTACGCACGTAATAAGATACAGAAACGGCGGCGGCAAGAAAAACCACATAGCAGCAAAGCCAGGTATCGCGCCAAACACGGACACAGGCAGGTTAGTTTCTAGTATTGGCACAGAGATAACAGAGGACGGCGTTTTTGTTGGCTCGTCGCTTGAGTATGCGGCATATCTTGAGTTCGGAACACTCAACAAGGCTGATGGATCAGAACATAACGCCGCAAGGCCGTTCTTGGCTCCTGCTTTAGAGGCTAACAGGGATAAGATCAATAAAATACTTGTCAGTGCTGTTAAAGAGGCAATTGATAAAAGTACAAAGACTTAGGGTGCTATAAATGCAGGTACAAATTGACATACAGAACGCCATTTTCGATACTTTAACGGCTGGTTTAAGTGTGCCCGTCTATGATGATGTACCACAAAACGCAACAGCTACAGATTCGGGCTTTCCTTATGTAACTATTGGAGATGATACATTTAGCGAGGGTTCAACGGACGCAGAAGGCGGCTTTTTTGTCACTTCTACGATCCACGTATGGTCTAGATATTCAGGATTTTTAGAAACCAAACAATTACAGGCTGAGATATACGACCTATTAAACAGGCAAGCTATAACTTTACCTAATAACGATTACGGCATCGCTGGTATTACTTTTGAATTTAGCAATGCCATGTTAGACCCAGATGGTTTAACCCGTCACGGTGTTAGCAGGTTTTCGTTATACGTAGCAGAAACAATCACATAAATAAGTATGATCAAACTCATACAAAACAATTAATTTTAAACTAAAAGGGTAACATCATGAGCGTAGGCATCGGCATAATCGGCAGAGAAATAACATTTACTTTGGGTGGAGCGGCTATCACTGGCGTTAACTCTAAGGGGTTCACTTTTAACAATGAGTCACTTGATACCACCGACGATAATTCGTCAGGCTGGCAAGAGCGTCTAGCTGTGCCGGGTTTAAAATCGGTAGAGTTTACATTTAGCGGCTTAGTTAAAAACCTTGAATTAATCGCAGCTTATAGCGGAACAAGTCAAATATTCCCTATTACCGTTGCTTATCCTGACGGCTCAACATTAGCTTTCGATGCTTTCATGGATAACATATCGAACACTGGTGAAACTAGCGGCTTGACTACATTTGATGCTAGCTTTAGCTCGTCCGGTGTTGTTGTATTCACAGCAGGAGTTTAATTTAATGGCTCTACGAACAGAGGTTGAGCTTTCTTGGCATGGGGTTAAATACCCCTTGCTAGTTACGATGGAAGTTATTGATAGGGTTGATGACAAAATAAACATCGGCAAACTCTTATCTAGGCACTTAGATAATGACGTTAGACACAGTCATTCAGCTAAGTTTTTATCTTTGATGCTGAACGAGGCGGGAGCTAATACAACTCAGGAAGAGGTACACGAGGAGATGTTCCAAAAGGAGGGTGTTACATTGATGGACGTTAAAAACTTTAATGAGATACTCCTTAGCGCTTGTTATTCTGATTCTAAAAAAAAAGAAGAACAAAAAACGTAAAGTACACGCAAGCTGATGGTGAAAGCTACCCCTGGGACGATATTTATGAATTACTTGTGGGTAGTTATGGCGTGTCTCCATCTGAATATTGGGGAATGACTCCGGCAGAAGTTAACCGAATCATTGACAGTAATCGCTCCAAGGTTATCAATGGAATCCATGAAGATGATTTTCATGACATGATCGAAAGGCGCGAAAAATTAGAATCACAAGGTATTAAGGTACTGTAATGGCAGAAGAGATAGGCGCTCTAAAGGTAAAGATATCGGCAGACACTAAAGGGCTAAAAAAAGGCCTTGAAGGTGTATCTGATGAATTGAAAAAAGCAGATAAACAAGCCAAAAAAACATCTGGTAGCTTTTCTAGCCTAAGCAAGAATTCAAAAAAAGCTGCTGTACCAATTATAGCCGTTGGCGCTGCTCTTGTTTCTGTAGGTGTATCGCTAACAGCTTTCACGGTTAAATCAGCAAAGGCTAGGAAAGAGGTAGAAATACTGGCGAGACAGGCAAATACAACGGTTGAGGGTTTTGAGTCGCTAGCCTTTGCGGCTAATGCTTTTGGTGTAGAGGCTGAACAAATAGCCGATATCAGCAAAGATTTATTTGACCGATTAGGCGAGTTTGCGACGGCAGGAACTGGAACTTTTCAGGACTTCCTAGACGTCACAAAGAAAACAAAACAAGAAGGTAAAGATCTAGCTGCGTCGTGGCAGCACCTAAGTAGTGAAGAAGTAATTGGCAACGTGGTCAGTGAGCTTGAGTCAGTAAATGCTACAGGCGCACAAACGACATTCGTCCTTGAGTCACTAGGTAGCGACCTATCCAAGCTCGCTCCAGCTTTCGCCAATAACGGTAAGCAACTAAGCATATTGACAGATAGATACGCCAAGTTAACACAAGAATTAGCACTAACAGAAGGCGAGGCGGAAGATTTAAGGCTGGTATCAAAATCGTTTGATGAGCTAGCCGTATCATCAGGGAAAGCAGCAACAAAGATATCATCTGAATTATCCCCAGCTATTTCGGATATGTTAGACAGCATTACCGAAAACATACCCGCAGCAACTAAGGTTGTCACTGACTTTATAAATTCATTCGGCACTGATAGCAAGATTATTAGTGTAGGTGATCAGATTGCTTTCCTAAAAACCCAAATGAAGGAATTGAGCGAAGAAAGCTCCAAATTAGGCAGAAGCACAAAAATAGCTGAGAATTCTATCTTTGGTATATTTACCAATGACAAGCAGTTGGCAGAAGATAAAGCGCGAGTACAAGAAATAACCGATCAATTAACAATTTACAAAACACAACTTGAAAGTCTTTGGGATAAGCCAAGGAACGCGCCATTATTTACGCCTACAGCATTACTTGAAGATGAGGTAAAAAAGAAAGTTATCCCAGCGTCGTTTTCACTTACGGCCGAGCAACAATCACAATTAGACATTAAAAAATCATTCCTAGACCAAGAAACAGCGATGATTATATTTGCTGAGGCTCAAAGGAGAGAGGTAGAAAAAGGCTCTATGTCTCAATCCGAGGCTCTGTTTGAAGAATCTCACCTTAGGGAGTTGTTAGCAGTACAGGCGCAGCAAGAAGAGCTAATGGTATTGTTCGGCACAGGTAACGCACAAGAGTTAGAGTTATGGCAATCATTAGAAGATCAAAAGAGTGCCATCGCCGAAATCGGAGCAAACCAGCGCACTGACATAGCCAAGAAAGAGGCAAGTCTATTAATTCAAACCCAGCTTAGTGCTGGCGCGTCATTGCTTGGCTCATTGGCATCGGTCGCATCTAAATCATTCAAAACGCAGAAGGCATTCGCCATTGCCCAAGGTACAATGGGCATCGCTGGTGCTATGATAAAGGCCTTGGATAGCCCACTTGGTTTCCCTGCCAACTTGGGGCTAGTTGCTGCTGTTGCTGCTCAGGGCGCATCATTAATAGGAGCAATAAAAAGTTCAAAACCCGGCGGCGGTGGAGCCCCATCAGTAACGGGCGGAGGAGGGGGCTCATCTTCTGTAAGCTCAGGCGGCGGTGGCGGTCAAGCTAGTAACGCACCCGAAACCCGCAATATTTCTGTCAACTTAGTTGGTGAAGGCTTGATGTCAACCGACCAAGTCAGGGCTTTAATCGGTCAAATTAACGAAAGTGTCGGTGATGGCGTAGAGCTAATGACCAACGGAGCAACTTAAAATGGCAATTACACCGCAAGACCCTGGAACAATATCACCACCAAATACGTTAAGCAGTAGCGGTGAGGGTAGTATTTCAACCCCGAACGCTTTACCTGCTAAAACTATTGGTAGCGTATCAATACCAAATAATTTAGGTGCTGAAACAGCCGGAGCAATAGCAACACCAAACGCATTAGGCGCTGAAACTGTCGGAAGTATCGCAACACCTAACAGTCTGGGCGCTGAAACTGTCGGCGCTATTGGATTACCTAACGCATTGCCAGCTCAAACTATTGGAGCGATTGAAGTACCAAATTCTTTAGGCTCGCAAGCTGCTGGTAATATTGGATTGCCAAACACTTTAACGTCTGAAACTGTCGGCGCAGTATCGACACCAAACACGCTGACAGGTCAGGACGTTGGAGTGATTAGTTTACCTAATTCTTTAGGGGCTGAAAACGTAGGTGATATTTTACCACCTAACGACCTGACACCTGAATTGCCCGGAGCTATCAACACACCAAACACAGTACCAGCGTCAGCAGCGGGCGAAATAAGCACACCTAACGCATTAAGCGCAGAATCGGCAGGTAATATTAATGTACCTAACGCATTGGGCGCTCAGGCGGTCGGCGATATAAGTACACCAAACACATTAACGGCTGATAATATCGGTGCGATTAATACACCAAACACGTTAACACCTGATAACATTGGCGCAATTGACGCACCAAACACGATACCAGCCGAGGCAGTCGGAACAGTACCACCCCCAACATTTTTAACGCCATCGGGCAAACAAAGATTTTTAACATCAGATTTAGAGAACTTTATAACTTCAGACAACAAAACATTTTTAGTGGAGATTTAGCAAAATGGCAAACTATACAAGCGATAAGACAGGTTTAGAAATTGACGCATCACTAGATAAAGCTGACCTATCTATCGGCACAAATAACACAGGCATAACAGCTAACGGGCCGATAAATGCTGACACCGCAAACATAACTGGATTGGCCGAGGTTGGCAGTGTAGGTGTCGGTAGTACCAACCTATCAAGCTCTATCAATACACTGGCAATTAGAAGTCCATCGAACACAGAGGGCAGAATTATACACACTGACCTCTCCAACGTTTCTGATGCGGCCACCTTGATAGAGTTTGACCCTGTCGGTGTGGCTTTCGGCAACCTATCAACCGTCACAGGAACACCAAGCGGCATTGAGTTTAAAAATGACGGCACAACTGTTTTGGATGGCACAGAAATAGAAATAGAAACGGCTGACGTATTACTAAAAACTGGTAATTTGACGAGCGGCCAGTTCCACACAGGCAATCTACAGGGCGGCAACAATGACATAGGCAATAGCTCGACAAAAACCAACCCCATATACACAACTGGTAGCGCATTCAACCCCAACGATGACACTTTGGGTAACATGTACGGGCTGGGCTTTACTGATGGTGGGCAGGCTAGCTTTTTAAGCCACTTTAATATTGGCGCGGCTAGGTGGGGTGCTTATTTCGCATCTGCTGGATCTGCTACTTTATTTCTTGAATCGTCGACAGGCACTTACTACGGTAACGGCGCTGTATTTGGTGATAACTTTAGCGTCAATACTAAAGTGCAACCTACTGCTGGGGTAGCTAAGGAAATAATAGTAGCACCCACCAACGGCAATGAAAACGAAATATCGTTTAACACTACACTAAGCACAACCTCAACAAACCTTAGATTCCACAACCCTAACGGTCAAGTTGGCTCAATACAGACTAATGGCACAACAACAAACTTCAACGTATCATCTGACGAGCGACTAAAAGAAAACTTTGAGCCAATAGCGGATGCTTTTGATTTAGTTAAAGCAATTGTTGAAAGCAAAGCCTTACAATATTTCACCTTTAAAAATGACCCATTGACAAAAGTACCAGGCTTTGTTGCTCAACGTCTAATAGCTTGCGGCGCTGGCGGCATGGTCGCAGAGGGTGAGGGTTCACTAGATTTAAACGTTGAAATAGGCTCAGTCTATCAAAAAGCTGTAATTGAACGCACAGAAATAACCGAGGAAGTAACCGATTCAAACGGCAATTTAAAAACTATTGGAACTGGTGAATTTACCGAAAAAGTTATTACACCTGAAAAATTAGTCACGCCTTGTGGTGTTGATCAATCCAAAGCCGTCCCGCATTTAGTTCAGCTTTGCTATGACCAACAAATACAAATAAACGCATTAATTGCTCGTTTAGATGCTGCGAATATTTAATAATAGGCGCTGGATTACAACACAAAAAGGCTTGATTAATGGCTAAGATAGACCCACCAAATATTTTAGCGCCTGAGGCTGTCGGCGCTATTGATACACCTAACACGCTACCGCCTGAAACGGTCGGCGTTATCGGTGTGCCAAACACATTAACACCTATCACACCGCCAGAAAGTAGCACTAACAACGCTCGTATAGGGTATGAGAACTTACTTGTTTCATCTGATTTTATCTTTGCTGATAAAGCACTGATACCGAACACTTATGAACGATGGCAAGTGGGCGGGGTTGGTTCACCCGTTAGATTTCAATTCAAATCGCTAACCACATTTGATTTCATAGCATTCGGCGCTCACACATTAGGTTCACACGATGTCGGGCAAGTGTTTGTGACCATAGAGTATTCAACTACTGTTGGTGGGGCTTTGACCTTTTTTGATTCGTTTAGTTTCGGTACTGATAACGCTATAATGTTTGACTATTCAGGTTTTGACGTGGTGGTGGCTGAGTTAGTATTTACCTTTGATTCGCCCAACTTTGGTGCAACATTGGGTGTACTGTATGCTGGTAAAGCTATGGAGATGGAGCGGTCAATTTATGGCGGCCATAGTCCAGCGGATTTATCACAAAAAACTAGCTATCAATCAACAATGTCAGATAGTGGCCAGTTCTTAGGTCGCACAGTAACCCGTAGAGGTGCGGCAACCGAATTTAGCTGGCGACACTTGACGCCGGGTTGGTATCGCTCGACTTTTCAGAGGTTTGTTGATTCGGCAGTAACCACGCCATTTTTTATCAAGTGGAATCCGGCCGAGTACCCATCAGATACAAGCTTTGGCTATACCACAGGAGACATTAAGCCTACCAATATGGGTGGCGGCAGTGACCTAATGGAGGTGTCATTTAACTTTAAAGGGCATTCTGACTCATGAGTTTTAACAATGAAAAGCTAGTTTTCGGCAAAGAACATATTTATATTGTTGATTTAATATTGACTGGGTGTACTCAGTTTTCAGGAATATCCCCATGCCTAGCAACCGAAACGGGCGATGATATTTGTTACAACACAATAGAATCATGTAATTATGTATCACCCGGCACAGGGGCGTTACTTGCGATATCATCCGCATCTGATACGGTTAACTTTTTTAGGTTCTATCAATCACGATCACCCGCACCAACTGGCCTTGCTGGCTCAACCACTATCGACCCAATCCCAAGCTTAAAAAGTGTAAGCATATCACCTGCCAAAATAGATTTAGCTGGCGGCTTGGGTATTAGGGCTAGCGTGTCATGTACGTTTACCGACCACCCACATTCTGATATAGGCGTCGATAAATATCTAAGCGGTCGCAGTTATATAGCATCTGAGCGTGGTAGCTTTTGGACTAAATTGAGAGCTAGAAACCCCGATTATCAAAATAAAGAGCTAAGGGTTTTATCTGGCTATTTAGTTGACGGCGTATTTGATGAGGCTAACTTCACGACTCGTTATTACATTGTCGATAAAATGACCGTTTCAAATGGCACGTGCTTAATCACAGCAAAAGACCCATTAAAGCTAGCAGGTAGTAAAAAAGCACAGGCACCCGCAGCGAGCAATGGTCAGCTAGACGTCGGGCTGGGTGCTGGAACTGCATCTTTAACATTAAAGCCCGACGGAATAGGCGTGGGTATTGATGAATACCCTCTAGCGGGTAAGGTTCTAATAAACTCAGAAGTTATATCGTTCACTAGGTCGGAGAATAGCGACACATTAACGCTCACAGCTAGGGGTGAAAACAACACCACAGCCACAGCCCATAACGAGGATGACACAGTGCAAGTCTGCCTTGAATACATAGGCAAGCAGGTTGATTTTATCGTCAACGACTTACTAACAAACTACGCAAACATAAGCTCTGATTTTATACCGTACCTTGAGGGTGACGACAGCAAGCCGTGGAACACGGAGGTCAATACATTTTTAAGTGGCGGCCTTGATGGGATTATCGTCAAGCCCTTTGATGTATTCAAGTTACTAAAAGAGTTGGCCGAGTCCATGCCCCACTATTTGTGGTGGGATGAGTACAAGCAAATCATACAAATGACCGCATTAAAAGAGGCGGAATCAAACGGCAGCATTATCAATATGGATAGTGGGATAATAGCCGACTCATTCAGAACGACAGATAAACCAGAGCTTAGACGCTCAACAATATTTTTAAACTTTGGGCAGTTCGACCCAACAAAAAACTTAGATGATTTTAGTAATTATCATCAGACATACATACGAACAGACACGGAGTCCGTCGCTAAATACGGCTCAGGTGAAATAAAAACAATTAACTCAAGATGGATAGATAATGATAACAAGGGCGCGGCGTTAAAATTAGCAGCTTTGATTGGTCGTAGGTTTTCAGATATCCCGCGAGAGATTAGCTTCTCGCTGGACGCTAAGGACTCTAGTGTATGGGTCGGCCAAACGGTCACTGTCAACCACAGGGATATTGTAGACTTTTCAGGGCTACCTTCTGACACCGCTTACCAGATATTAAGCTCAAAAGAGGGTAGAAACTACGATTATAACGCTTTAGAGTTTACCTATGGCCAAGAGCTAGACCAAGATGAAGGCGCTGGAGAACCCGGCGTCGATGTCATATACATACCGACCAGTAATTACGCAGCCAGCTACAACAGAAACCTTAGAACGATGTACGAGCAAAGATTCCCCGACCAAGAGGGGGCATCAACACAGGTTAAATTTATTGTAGAAGGTGGCTCGACAGTTGGCTCAACAACGGTATCAACTTACAGTATAGATACTGGTAGTTGGACGACCGGCGCAGCGGTGACACTACAACTCAATATAAACTCTTTCGTAGTGGGTTTGGGTG